GTTCCTTTACAGCCACCTGCTGCGGTTGGTCGATAACCACCTTGAATTAACGCAAATTGTCCTACTCCAGCAGTAACACCATAAGTACGTTGTATGAGCCAACCATAAGAATTTGTATTTGTATTGTTCCAGTTGATTTCTGGGAAGTATGTTGATAGCACCAATTCCCCAGAACTGGTGGGCGCAATAAGACCACCACCTGCTGTGCCAAATGATAAATTTCCTGCTCCGTCTGTTTTGATGAATTGACCGGCTGAACCATCAGCAGTAGGTACTTGAAAGAGTGCGCCACCTGCTTTTTGAAGTGTATCTACAGTTCCAAAAGTTAAACCACCTTGACCATCTGTTTTCATAACTTGACCAGCTGAACCGTCAGTTGTGGGTACATTAAATGCTGTACCTCCAGACTTCTGGATTTGGTCTACAATAATCTTAGACATATTTTGTTCCTTAGTTGATGTGCCAGTTAGTAAATCCGACACGGATTATAAAACATACTCCTTCGAGTACAAAGAATTACAGCATTTGGTGGATTGAACCTGCCGATATTGTGTATATAGCATTACCTGAGATTGTTAAAGCGCCTGCTCCGAATGAAACCCTACCCGGCAACAAAGTTTTGTCAGTAGAAATCATGGTTATTAAAGGTATTTGATCTACAACAACAGAGTCTATGGCAGAATCTACATATTGTTTAGGAGCAGCATGCAAATTATTGGTTGGGTTGCCAGAAAGGGTCAAATCCCCTGTCATTACACCACCAGCCAAGGCAAGAAAACCTTCTGCGCCTGCAGCCAACATTAAGAAGTTTGTATTACCTACAGAAGGCGCATCGCCACCACTTGTTGTATCTACAGTACAAATATATGTAGAAGAGCCTGATTGTACAACATCATCTTTATAGTAGATAGTGCTGGCACTCCAAACACCCAAAAAGCGAATACCGCTGTTGAACTTCTGCCATTTGTTTGCAGTTAAGTCTGTGGCAAATGTTGTTGAAGCATGTGGAAGCAAAGAAATATATGTGTTTCCACCATAAGTCACAACTTCATCAGCAGCATACTGAGTCGCCGTTGACCAAACACCTCTGTTGGAAAAGCCTGAAACAAGCTTAGTCCATGTTGCAAGAGTTGTAGGGTTCGTATTTGTATTATCGGCCTTTGCTTGATAGAGGCTGCCGCCATAGCCAACTACTTCACCTATTAGATACGCAGTAGAGCCTGACCATGCCCCTTTGTGAGACATGCCTGCTGTGTACAGTGACCAATACTCTGTATTTGTCGGCAAATTACCTAAAGTGTCCTTTGTTGCAACATAGGTATTTCCACCATAGTTGACTAAATCATTTAGGTAGTACTGTGTAGACTCTGAGTATGTAGAACGAAAAGTTGTCCCACTCATTACTAGCTTCCAGTATGTTGTACTGGTTGGAAGATTGTCTAAGGTATCCGAAAGAGCAATGTATGTATTTCCACCATAAGTGGTCATGTCTCCCATTTCATAAGCTTCTGTGGCAACATAATTACCTCTATAAGCTGTACCACTTACAACCAGTTCCCAGTTAGCAGTATTTGTAGGAATACTTGCAGATTGTGTCTGACGGCTTCTATATAAAGAGTTGCCATAAAGAACCAAGTCATTTAAGTAGTAAGTAGTGGCAGCTGAGTATGTTCCACAAAATTTTGTTCCGCCTAACAGCATTTCCCATTTGGTTGTGTCCGTAGGAAGATTACCTGTGGTGTTTGCCTTCGCTCTGTAGATATTTGGGCCATAAGCAACAAAATCGCCCGGTACATACGCAGTAGCATCATTGTAAACACCCTGTGGACTGATACCTTCCACGAAACGATCCCAGAAAGTTGTTTGTGTGGGGTCTTTTCCTGAGTTGTCTTGTTTTGCAATGTATACATTACAACCATAAGTAACAACGTCATTTTTTTGGTATGCAGCAGAGGCACTATAAGCGCCTTCATACTGAATACCGTCAGCAAACATACTCCAGTATGTTGTATTTGGAGGTGTTATGTTTACGCAGTCCAGAATACATACATAGACCTTACCACCGTGGGCAATACCATCACCTACTTTGTAGTCTATAGAGGTACTAAACACGCCTTTGAATTTAAAACCTTCTACCATCAACGCCCAGTGAGCTGTATCAGTAGGCAAATTGCCAGAAGTTTTTAAAGCATGTGTATAAACGTAAACATTACCACCGTATTTCACGATGTCATTAGATTCATATACAGTAGACGATACCCAGTCCCCTGCAAAATGAAATCTTAATTTACCAAGATCAATTAGTTGCGTCATATTATCTTCACCTGTAAATGACCGTTATCCCATTGGAATCGCAGTGTATTAGCTGACCAAACCCAGTGTTTATAATCATATTTATCAATAACACTTTCTTGGGGTAATACTACTGCTGTAACTCCATCATTAATTACTTCAACATTTAAACCACCATCGTCAGGATTTAACCGAAATCCATAGAATGTTTTATCTGCTAGATCAGTTCCTTCATATAATCCACCCATTAGGTTACTCCTGTCAATAGAGATAGTATAATGTCAATAGAATTATCTACATACCCTTTAGCAACAATTGACTCTCCCTGAGATAATACTATCTTGTTTCCTTTCATTATCTCTACACTCTCCCCGTTAGGGATACGCAATTGTTTCTTAATACAAGTATCTGTATTATCTTTTCTCAAAATAAGATCAACTGGAACTATAGAACCATAAATGTTCGAGATATTACAGCCGATTACAATGGATTTTGTAGTTGCTGTATATACTATAGCTTCTGTAGTACCTATTCCAGAGCTTGTGGCATTTTTAAAGTTTGCCATAATTAGCTACCCTAATGCTATTGAAGCAATAATTGCTGTGTCAAAATCTGCACCACTTCCTGTAGTTGGGGCTTGGATAGTGCTTATTTCTATGAATATTCTTCCAGAATTCACACTACTATTTAAAACAGTTCCAAGCAGAACCATAGAATCAGGTGGAGTAGGTTTAGTTACAGTGAATTTACCAGCAATAGTAGATAGCCAAATACTTTGCCCTGCTGTTGCTGTTGATGTATTTACTCCAGATAATGCGCCATGAGTTACCACTGTACCAATATCACCAGCAGCAATGTCAGAAAAAACTAAACCTACAGCTTCATTCGATAATGCGTCTGAAGAAGCTGATGCTAACGAAACTGTTGGAGTACCATTATTAGCACCAGTTATATAAACAACAGACCCTTTAGTTATAGTGACACCTGTTTGATTAAGCACACTTAAAAGAATAGAAGATGCCGCAGAAATAGCATCGCCAGATGGTAATTCCTGTAAATTTCCTTCAATATTAACTATAGGAAGTCTTGTTGTCATGCCTAAGCCAATGTAATAGCTGTACTAGACTGGAAGTTCATGGCAGTATCAGAAACAGCAAAACCAACTACTTGCACAACATTACCTGCTCCAGAAGGTGCAGTTGCTGCAGTTTTTCCAGCTACTGTTGATAGATACTGTTTACCCGGAGTCAAACCAGACATAGCGGTATTTGTTTTTTCAAAATATATAGTAGCTTGAACACCACTAGCATAAGTTGTAGTTACGAAGCCGTGAGCTTCTTTACCTGTTGTGGTTGCGTCAGCTTTTCTTGCTTTACCAGTACCAGCATCATTCCAGATATTAACTAAGTCACCAGATGACAAGGCTTCTGAAGTTACTACAGTTGCAGCGTCAAAACCAACACCCACAGGCATAACAGTCATATCCAGTCTACCAGCACCATCAAGAGCAGGTAGTTTACCAGCATCACCAGCACCGGCTGATATGACTTTACTATTCACAATTGTTGAATCTAAAACACCAGCAGAATTTAATGCTACGATTTTACCTGCATCATTTGCTCCAACAGACGCTTGGTTAGCTACAATCTCTGTAAGAACACCAGCGTTATTAGAGATATATTTATTACCAGCCATGATAACTCCTAACTTAATTTAATAGAGGGATGGATTTGTATAGCTATTTTTGTAGAACTAATAGCTACACCTACTTGTTGAATAAACCCAGTTGCAGGGAGTGTCTGGGTAAGAACACCAGTAGATCCTAGATAAACTGGCCCTGTAGTGAAATTCCATGTAGATTCTTCAATTTCACCGGAGGTATGTATTTTAGTTAAATTTCCCTGCTCAGTTGCACTAGATGTAATACCCAAGATTTTGCCTAAGTCACTAAGAACAGCTGAATCTGCATATGTACAGCCAGTTAATGTGGATTTAACTACTCTATGCCCACCTATATTGGTAGATGCGATTATATATAGAGAAGGATTCTCTCCCGGAGGGCCGGGTGGCCCCTGATCTGCTAAAGCTAGAACTCTAGTATCAGTAACCTCTTTAACAATGACAGTATCTATAACTTCCCTAACTACGGTAGTATCTGTCATAATCAATTCCGCGTTACATTAGCCGAGATAGAGACTGTACCTTGAGCAAGTCTAGTAGTTTCACCACTAGGATGATAAATTTCTAAATCATATACAGCATTTTTTATAGGAGCAAGTGTAGCAGTTATTTCATCTGAGACCTCAAAGTAAATTCTACCTGTGGAAGGTATTATACTGATACTCCCATTAACTGTACTTAGTTCTAAGATAACTATAGCAGATTCCACAGTTGACCTGATTTGCATTTTAGCCGCACAGGCTGTTAAGTCTACAGGGGTAACTTCATCAGCTTGAAGCCAGTAGATGACATGCTTGAATGTTGCACCTTGTTCTATAAGAGGGAACTTGATCTTAGCCGCTGCCATATTAATACCTTATAACAGTTTGTTCATAACAACTGTAGCTATAGACGCGACAGCCCCTACAATAAAAACAATACCGCCTATAAAACCTTTTTCTTTAGATCGAGCAAGTTCCATATCTTTAATACATGTTCGTATTTCTTTAAGCATCTCACTTACTTCTTCTCTATAGTTTTTGTCGTCCTCTATTTTTATGTCTATTTTTTGCTCTAATTTAGCTACTCTACATTCTAAATCTGGCATCGGCTTATCCATAAATAATAGTCGAAATTAGGCTGATGAATGACTTTGACCTGCCTAATGATTGATTTACACTTTATTATATAGTAACATCAAGTTGTGTGTAAAACAAGCCGTACCTTGACAATATCCAAAAATTATGACCAACCTTTCAAGCCTAAGCTCTATTGTTGATCTAGACGCTAAAGTATCTCCTTCAATCTTAGCCGAGATTTTAGGTGTGAACGTACAGATTCTTTATTCAGATGCCCGTAAAGGTAGACTGCCTTCTGTACTTATTGAAGCCTCTTATAGAGAATGTATTCAAATGTATGTGGCGCATTATAAGAAGAATGTTGATCTGAAGTTGGAACAGGAAAAGAATGAGAGAGAACTTCGAGAAAAGAAGTTACAGCTTGATATTGAGTTTAAAGAGAAGCAAATAGCATCGAAGAAAAAGGGATTTTCGGGAGATACAGGTGAAGCTGATCCATTACATCCACTTGTAGCTGCTAAGATGAAACAAGATATTCGTTTAGGTATTGCAAGGGAAGCACAACTATGGCTTAAAGTAGCTGTAGAACGTCAAGAATATATATCAGTTAGAGAACTTTATACACTTACTGAACCGTTTGTGCAAGCAATCAAGACTGTACTTGTGTCTTTATCAATAGAATACCCCGAAGCACAAGAAAGTATAGATGATTCAATGGAGAGTTTATATAACCTCGGTATGAAGTTGTTAGAGCAAGCCAGTATGGATAAAGATGAATTTGTTAATAGGATGCTTGAAAAGGATATTGATATTGACACCATTGAACTGGAGTTCACAACCGGGGAATCTATTTAATGGCACTTCGTAAAACTAAAAACATTAATGAAAGACGGTTCTTTGGTGAATTACTTCAGCTTTTCCAGAAACCTATCCGTATTGGTTCTTTGGAATGGGCTGAGAAGTATAGAATTATGTCGGCATTAGAATCTTCTAAAATTGGACGATTCTCTAATGACTTAACTCCTTATATGGAATACATGTATGATTGTTTTGATAATCCAGACATACCTGTTATTGTAGCTAAAAAATCAGCACAAATAGGTTATTCTGAAGCTACAAATAACCTGATTGGTAAGTGGATTCACACTGACCCAACTAAGATGATTATGGCATTTCCCCGCCTAGCTTCTGCTCGTAACTACTCAAGAGAGAAACTGCGCCCATTCTTTAAAGGAACTAAAGTTTTATCGGATATTATTAATACCCGTGTTGCTAAGGAAAGTTTTAATTACTTTGAATTTCCAAATGGATTTCTGAAGCTTATCACAGCAGGTTCTGTGGGTGAAATGAAGTCATCATCTGTCCCGCGAATTATCATTGAAGAGCCTGACGATTTAAAAGCTGATGTAAATGGACAAGGGGATTCATTAGATATTGTTATTGAACGCCAGAAGACAATACCTAAACGTAGAAAAAAACTTATCTATGGTGGCACACCAACTGACAAGGATTTCTCAAAGGTAGACGATGCTTATAATAAGTCGAATAGGCTTGTATTCAAGGCAGAATGTCATGAATGTAAAGGTCTTTCAGAATTGTCATTTGATAATATGAAAGAAGATGAATTCCAAGATAGATATATAGATGAAATTTACGGTAAGAAGAACCCTAAGACAGCTATGTATTATTGCCCTTGCTGTGATGCACCTTGGTCTTTTGAGCAAAAACGCTTAAACATAATTAACGGAAAGAAACATGGTTTTATTGACCAATGGGGAAACCACAGCAAAGGTTGGCATCAAAAACGACCTGAAGTAAGTAACATCTTTGGCTTTGCTTTTAACGAACTTCTTAGTTCATTCGATGCTTCTCGTTATGAAGAACTATCAGCTAAACGTATATTAGCTGAGATCGAATTATCTAAAGGTAATGAAGGTAAAATGAAGTCCTTCACGAATAATAATAAAGGTGAAGCCTATGCTTCTGGTTTCTCTGCATTAGAAGCAGAAGATATGAAGTTACTTCGTAGAAACTACCCAGAGCATATAGTACCTATGGAAGGTCTTGTTCTTACTATGGGTGTTGACGTACAGGACAATCGGTTTGCTTTTATTATTCGTGCTTGGGGTAGAAATAATAACAGTTATCTGGTAACATGGAAAGAAATTTTTGGTGATGTGAGAGTACAGGATTTTGACTACGATCAGAATAGATTCATAGGCGTTTGGGGCGAATTAGCAGATATTATTCTTGGTCAAGTGGTACATTCTTCAGGTAAACCTCTAAATATTTCCGCATGTTCTATTGATTCTGGTGACAATACTGAACTTGTGTATCGATTTGTTAAGTGGATGAATGAAAATCATCATCCACATATTTTCGCTACAAAAGGTGTTAGGGATTTACGATTTTCAGAAGATGAAGTTTATCAAGAACCTTCTATGATAGACGCAAATCAAGCCGAAAGACGATTACGTAAAACACTTGCTGAGACAATGGGTGTTACTGTATTTAATCTAGGAGCGCATAGAGCGCACACAGAAATTCTTAACCGTATTTTTCTTAATAGAAAAGAAGAAGCTAGGACAAATTTATACTTTTTCAATGAACAATCTTACGGCAACTACGAAGAACAAATGACTTCCTGTCGGAGAATTATTGATCTTAATGCACAGTATAACAAAGAAGTGTATAAACTTGTTCCCGGAAAACGTAAAGAAGCTATGGATGCCGAGAAAAATGCTCTCCACGCATCATATGCTATTGGTGTTAGATCACTAACACATGACTATTTCAAAGCTATTGAAGACTATCTTTATAACTAATTTATCGGAGGATATATGTCATTACCACTAGAAGAAGCACAAAGACAACTCATGACTGTAAATGCAGCAATACAGCAGTTAGTCGATGGAAAACGGGTATCTGAACTTCAAGTAGGTTCTGGACAGTTTGCTCGAAGATATAAATACCAAGATATTAATATTGATTCGCTAGTTATACTTCGTAATGAATTATTGGCTGCTATCAATGAAATAAACCAAGCAGGTAAATTACCTGTGTTTGCTAGAAATATGCAAATACCTATGGTCGTTTCTAAAGAGTATTACAACGTATGGTCTAATGGCGGTACTAAATAATGAATGAAAATTTTGATGACTATCTTACTTTTAGTCAAGTAAACCAACCAGCCTATGAAAGTGCAACTACATCTTATAAGAATGGTCTTAGAGGGTTAATCGCTGGTGAAGCTGATACTTTAGCAGCTAGAGAACTTGTCTATCTTCAGATGAGGTCAGCACATGCTTTACGTAACAATGGTATAGCTAAAGCTGCGCGTGATAAGTATGTAACTAAATTAGGTGATATTATAGTCAATTGGAAAACAGCCGATGGAAAATCTCATAAAGTTATGCAAAAACTATGGGATGAATTCATAGCTAACCCAAATTTAGATGGCTTTGGTAATTTCGCTACAACTCAAAATGTCTGGCATAATTCTATGTTCCAGTCGGGTAACTCTTACACAAGACTACATATTCGTAGAAAAGGCAACACTAATGTAATTCCTCTAAAACTCGAACTTATAACTCCAGAATTTCATGATGTTATGTATTATGGTGACAAAAGTAATACAGAAGATGTCTATGTAAGAAATGGTATTAAATTTGTAGATTCTAAACCTGATACATATTATTTCAGAAAAGGTACTTGGCAAGCATACATGCCTAATATGCCAACTAATCCCTATAAACATACTGAAGTACCCGCTAATGAACTTATCCACATGTTTATAAGAGATGTACCCGGTCAATGGATCGGTATTCCTAGTCTTGCTTCTGTTCTTATTCCTTTATATGAACTAGATGAACTTGCTGATGCGACTGTTGCTAAACAGAAAGCTGCTCAAGCTATTGCTTGGATTGTTACAAATACAAATCCTATCGCCATAACTCCAACAGGTACACCTACTGCTGTCAAGGGAAAAGATCAGGAAGATAAAGTTGTATTTAAATCAACCGGAGGTAATACACAGTATCTTAACAAAGGTGAGGATATTCGTTTCTATCAAAGTACAGATATTGGAGCGAACCTACAGATTCTAATGAGGACAGAATTACAGAAAATAGCTTCTGCACTTAATATACCTTATCATACATTAACAGGAGATACTGATGGTCTTGACTTTTCGTCTATCAGAGCTGTTGCTATTGAGCTACGAACTAGAATCGAGTATATGCACCATTTCTATACTATTCCTCTTAGTCTGATCCCACTTACAACTTATTTTCAGCAATTAGCGATTTTGTATAAAAAAGGAGTAGGTAATGCTATACCTACATTCCAACTACCACGAGTTTATGGGGTAGATGAGTTAAAAGATGCACAGGCAGACCTATTAGAAGTACAATATGGAATGGCAACACTACAAAGTAAGTTAGATGAACGCCATACAACATATGAAGAAATTCTAGAAGATGCAAAGAAAAGACAAGAATTGAAACAATATGGTGTAGATTTCTCTCCAATAGCAAAAGCTACAGCTCAGACTAGGAATAATGAAGCAAACTCAAATAGCTCTTCAAATTGATATTATTCATTTGACTCTTGACAAGTTTTGTTTGATAATATAGATGACTACAAGAAAAAGGACGAATTATGCGTTATGCACGAATTCTATCAAGACTTTATAACACTCCATTAGCTATTTCACAGGCTAAACTTGATGTGATTACATCACAAGTAACGCTTAAATTACTTGCTGGTGAGGATGTTCTGTCAATCAAAGGAGAGAGCTACCATAGTCCAGTTACTTTAGCCTCTGCTAATGAAGACAGCATACCTACTGTAGCAATAATTGATGTATTTGACTCACTTGTATCTAAAAATGGCGCAGGTGATTCAGGTGTTACGAGTTATGACTATATCAACCGTCAAATCGAATCAGCCGTATCTCATGGAGTCAGCAAGATTATCTTTTACATAGATAGTCCTGGTGGTGAAGTAGCTGGTTTATTCGGTCTAGCTTCGACAATTAAGTCTTTATCTACTGACTTTGGTATTGAAACTATCGCAGTTTCAGATGGGATGATTACAAGTGCTGCCTATGTTATCGCGGCTGCTTGTGATAGGATTAAAGCTACCTCATCAACTATTGTTGGGTCTATTGGTGTTATTATGACACTGATTAATGTAGCTAAAGCTGATGAAAAGGCTGGTCTTGATTATACTATAATTAGATCAAAAGACGAGAAAGCATTATTAAATCCTCATGAAGCGTTTAACGATAAAGGTTTAGAGGATGCTGTTAAGATGTTGGGTACACTAGATACGATTATGAATGAAACAGTTAATCGTTTCCGTCCTCAATTATCTATAAAAGAGATTATTACTTTGAACGGTAATACGGTATTAGGTGAAGAAGCTCTACAATTAGGCTTAATTGACGAAGTTGTGACTTCTTATTCTTCTGTAGTTGCAGATGTTATGGCAACTTCAAAAACTAAAACACCTAAAGTTTCATCAACAACAAGTGGGGCTAATATGTCTATAACTACTTTAGAAGAAGCTCTAGCTGAGAATATTAGACTCAGTTCAGAGTTAGATGCAACAAAACAAAAAGTAGCTCTAGGAATAGCTCAAGGTAAAGCTGACGAACAAGCTCGTATCTTGGGTATTCTTGAAGCTTCTGATACATTTAAATTGCCAGTGGCTACTGCCGTAAAACGTATTAAAGCAGGTACATCTATTCAAGATACTGTTGAAATGTTTGAAGGCATTAAAGAAGCTATTCAAATGGCAAACCCAATCGGTTCAGAATCACTGTCTGGTACTGTTCAACATTCTTTGCAAGGACAAGCTCCTGTAAATGAATTAGATATGCTGGTAGGAAAATTTGAAAACTTGGGTAAAGATGGTGAAGCTCAGGATGATTTCTCTGCTTCCTTAAACATGCTGAATTTGGTCAAATAAGGAGTAAGTTTAGATGACTCAAGTATATCCTTCTGTAAACGGCGGGTTAATTAAATATCCTGATCGTGTTACAACAAGAACTTTTTTTCGTGCTAGTGATAGACATACTAAGAATGTAACTGTTAAAGCTGGTCAAGTTTTAAAAGCACATTCTTTTGTTGAAAGTATCCAAGGTGGTGCTGATGCAGGTAAGGTTATTGCACATCAAGGCACTGCTGGTGATGGTGTATTTAATAAAATTGCCGGTGTTACTCTGTATGATGTAGATGCTAGTGCTGCTGACCAAGTTGTACCCGTTTATGTAGAAGCTTCTTTCTGGGCTGATGCTTTAGTCTGGGCTGTTGATCCTGAAGTAGATTCCATCTTAAACAGTTTTGGTAATACCGTAGCTGTAACAGCCTATAATACTGGTGTTATTAGTCCTAACGCTGCAACAACTAAACGCTTACAACAACAATTTGTAGAACAATCAGGATTCGAACCTTTGGGTTTCCCGTCTGCTGGTGACGTTCTGGGAGGTACAGATTACAATGTCTAATACACCAACTAACGCAGCTTTTCTAACCCCATATCAATTGGGCAAAGTGTTATCAGGCGTTATTCCTGCGAATAAAGTTAAAAGACCTAACTGGTTACAATCTTTCTTCAGCAAGGTAGAAACATCTGTTTATCCTACAGTAAACTTTGACTACGAGTATATTAGCAAAAATATCATGGGTCAATTCGTAGAGGCTGAAGCAGATACAACTCCAGTTGTATTACCTGACTTCGGTACTCGTGAAATGAGTTTTGCTTATTCTAAAGAAGGTTTGAACTCTTCTGACTATGAGGAATTGGTCAAACGTAGAATTGGTCAGCAATTCGGCACTGTAGATGTTTTGGGTAATGAAGCTTGGGCTTTGCAACAAAAGTTAATGTATGCAGAACAACGCTTTGAAAATCTGTTCGAGAAAACTGCTGCTGATATTCTTATCTATGGTGGTTACTCAGCTAAATCTGAACTGCATAGAGATTTGAAATATGATTTCTGCCGTACTGTAGTTTCAACTGCTGCTGAATTAGCAGGTGATTTAGTTCCAGCTGCTAACTTGACATCAGCTGCTGTTTATAAACCTTGGGATTCTGCTAATGTTTATATGCCAGTTGTTAGTGATGTAGCTGGTGGTGCAGGTGCTAAAGCATGGACTAAAGCTAATATTGTTGCAGGTACAGCTACACCAGTTAAAGACTTGGTTAAAATGTACGAAACAGCTAAATTCCGTGTAGGTACTGATGCTGTTCTTATGTCTGCCGATGCTTATGAAGCTTTCAACATTGATGTTGAAACTAACTATAAAGAAGCGGCTAGTCAATTGACTGCATTGATCTTACGTGCTGAACGTGATGTATTGCCACGTACCAAAGACGTACAAGGCTTAACCTTGAAACGTAGTTGGCCTATTGGTAATGGTGAAATCTTAGATATTTATGTCTACGATGGTATCTATAGTGATCGTCTCACAGGTGTTAATACCAAATATGTTCCTAATGGTTGGGTAGTTCTCATCCCATCATCAGATAATGGTATTAAAATTTATGGTCGTATCCAGCACCCTAGAGCGCAATATGCTCCAATGCCTAGATGGTTAAACTTCTGGGAAAACAGTAAAACAGGTAAACGTGAATGGGAATATCATACATCATTCGTAATGGGTCATGTAGAAATTAACTCAGTAGTTGCTTGGAAAGTTGTCTAAGTAAATAAGTAGGGGAGTCTTTGATTCCCCTATTCTTTCAAGGGAAACCAATGTCAGAATCTTATTCTTTAAGAATAAACGGGCTAGATGAACTCAGAGATAAGTTCAACCGTATTCCTAAAGAACTAGCTGCTGGTGTTGGCTATGCTGCATTAAATATAGAACGATCATTGCGATTTGATATAGTGACTATGTATAACTTATCAGAAAGTAGATTTAATAATGCACTAGAAGGAAGCCGTACTAGATCCATAGTAGCTAAAGGTAAAAATGTTATAGAAGCTGGCATAACATTCAAGCAAATACCTATAGACCTCGCTAAGTTTCCGTACACATGGTATAGGGGGAACATTCCACCATTACCTAAGAAAAGAAAGGGACGTGTTCATTCTGTATCTGTTAGACGTGGACAGGTCAAGATAGTATACGGTAAATACGGGCTTGGTGGTTTTACTATTAGAAATGGTTCTTATGGTACTCAAATGTTTGAAAGAGCTTCTGAGACTAAATATCCTTTAGAGCTTAGATTTGGTCCCTCTATAGTTAATATTGTAGATTGGGCGATAGTTCATAATAACCTACCTTCATTTAAGAAAGCTTTGGATGAAACGACAGAAATAATAGCCAGTTATGTGAATTTATGATAGAATCTACATCAGATCGAATAGCAGCTTTAGAAGCTTTTGGGCATGACCTAGAATTTGATTCAGCAACTATTAAAGGTATTACTGAGATAGAATTATCTATTTTAACAGGTGAAAGTACAGTATATACAGTAGAAAGACAGAGTTTTCTATTCCAGTGTTCATTAACTGATATACTTGAGAATGATATTACAGACCATAATATTTTTGTAGTTACTGATGGTCTTTATAACTATACTTTTAAGCTTAATAGACCTCCTGTCAGTGATCTCCTTGGTTGGTGTACACTATATGCAGATTACTTATCTAAGGAAGTAGTATGATTAATATAAATACTATCATTGCAAGGATAAAATCACAAACTGGGTATATCGTTGAACCAGCTCGATTTAGAGAACCCACATTAACTGATGCAGGGTCTGTTAAAATATATGTTGGTTATGGTACTTTACGGTCTAGTTTAGCTAATAATGACATAGCTTATAATGCGTATAATCTACACGGCACTGATATGCTTCAAACCATAGATGTACAAATCACATGCCAAGTATCTGAATTTTATTCTGTGTTTAAGCAAGTCTATAAAGCGTTAAATGCTTGGACACCCGATTCAACGGAATTAACCCAAACATCTTTAGCTTATGAGCAAGGTGGTGTTATGGGATTAGATAATGGAAACATATGGCATCTTGATAGATACCGAGTAGGTTTCTCCACAACTTCACTATTATGAGGTAATTTTTATGACTAGTATTGTTATTCTTGAAGATGGTTCAGTTATTCTTAATACTGTACCTGTTCAAGCCCCTACACCACCTTCTTTAGACAGTGTATGCGGTAGAGCAGAAGCCGCTGCTCAAGAAGCTGCTACTTCTAAATCAACCCCTATTAAAGGAGATTAATAAATGCCTATAAAATTTCATGAAAAGAATCAAGTAGTTTACTTTGGTCTGCAAACTAACTATGGTTCTGCTAACAAAGTAACTACCGAAAACTTAGGCTCAACAACAGCTATTGCTTGCACGTCAATTACAGCTGACCCTACAAGAGACACAGGTTCTTTCCAATTTTTAGGTGATTCACTTTCTCGTGATGAATACACTTATGAAAAAGATAAATACATTGACTTGCAAATTGAGACTTTTCAACAAGTTTTGACTGATATGTCTGTTGCTATCAACGCTGATACAGCATCTATCTGGAAAGTCTTCCAAGCTTGCGGTGGTGCTGCCATTGTTGATGCTACAACTAAAAACGTAGTAGTTACTAATATTCTCGAAAGTCCTGACTATGCTACAGCTGATGTTAGATTATCATCTCCAGATGATGCGTCTAACGATAAACTGTATAAATTCTGGGATTTGCGTGGTACTGTTGACGTTAATGCTTCAGTTGGTGAAGTACCTACATTGAAATTCTCTTTAAAAGGCAATGCTGATGACCCTGTAACAGCAGCCAAACAAATTGCTGACTTTGGTTTCCAAACTACTCGTTGCGCTCCTTCTATTCTCCCTACAACCATCAAAACAATGCAATTAGCTTTGTTGAATGATACTTTTACTACAACTGTTGGTACTTATGCTTCTGGTGCTTACTCAGCTAATAAAGTTACTTTAACTTTTGCAGCCAATCATGGTGTTAATACAGGTGAAATCGTAGCTATTCAAGTAAGTGGTGCAACCCCATCTCTAGCTAATGGTACTTTTGTAGCTCAAGCAGCTTCAGCAACTACTTTGGTTTACTATGCTAAAGGCTTGACTGGTACAGGCTCTCTGCCTGGCACTGTATATGCTAAAAAAGGCGCAACACCCGTAGCAACATTCTGTTTCTCTACATTAACGGCGGCTAACTTCTTTGGTTTCGATTATCAACGGTATCTAACTGGTTGTGATTCTGGTTTTGCTAAAGGTGCTACACCTACTGATGTTTCAGTAACTATGATGGAAGATCAAGTTGGTGGTTCGTCTTTTGACCCAGATGTCAATGTGACTAAATTCTACGGTGCTTTGTTAACTTTTGGTAACACTACTGCTGGAACAAACGTCTCATACATGTGGGATAAATTGCAGTTGGCTAATGTTAAACAAGGTAAAGTCGCTTCCTATTTAGGTCGTGATGTAACTTTCCGTAACACTGGTGCTTCTTTTATCATCTATTCATAAAATAGTACCAATACCAAGGGGAGGAAACTCCCCTTTTTTCTAACTCTTTGAGGACAAACAATGAGCATTAAATTAGTAGTTAAAAATCAAAAACCTTTTACAGAAGTTGTTGTTGATGCGAAAGGTATTAAGAGTTCCATTACTGTTGGAATTAAAGTTTACTCACATTCAGATATTGCTAAAGTACGTAAAGAATTTAAGAAAGTCCTTACCAATGCTGAATTAGAACTTAAAACAGCTGAACTTACTAAATGGGAAGCAGAAGGCGATAAGACTGATCCTAGCTTCTACGTCAAACGCGAAGAACTTCAAGATGCTATTGAAGAATCTGCGGAGGAACAAGCAGAAGCTCTAATGGCTTTCTACAAAAAACAGATTACACATATTAAAAACGCTTCACTAGAATACAGTAAGAATGGTGAAACTGTTGATCTTAATGTGGCTGATAGTAGGAAAGCTATACCAGTTGAATCTCTGTGGGAAGACCCTAGTGAGTGTTTAACCGTCCTCCTAGACACTTATCTAAACTATCTTCCTTTCAGAGATTCTTTAACTAGCAAAGTTTCTTCAGTTGTATTCAATATAGACATTAAAGAACAGGCTTCTTTAAAAAACTAATTGAGGCTGGAGAATTTCTAGGTAGAGGTGCAATACTAGCTAAACAGGAAAACAAGATAGCAGAAGCTAAGAAGAAGAAAGATGACTTAGCTTCTGCCTTTCCCGGTTTAGGCTTTTCAGAAAATACTATAGAAGAATTAGAAGAGCCAGAAGAAGTTTTTTATCTCTGGGATGACTTAGAAGAAATTTTTGAGTTATATAAGATTCTTAGATATTATTTGACGGAATATTACGGAATTGATTCAGCCATTCTTATGGCACTTATACGGGATAAAAGGTTACCTGTCACGAGTACACTTAACAAAATACCTTATATCCATTCCAGTTACGTTGGTGTAATTTCGGTAGAAAATAGTAATGACACAAAAGGATCTGAAACTCAGTATTAAGATTTCCGTAGATGAATCTGGTTTAGTTAAATTAGATAAATCTGTCACTAACCAAGTAAATAAGACAAAAGAACTTGAAGCTGCTTCCGAAAGACTCAAAGCAGCTAAACTTAAAGCAGCAGATGCTTTCATACATGCTCAAGATATTGCAGCCAGAGCGACAAAGCAGGTTAATGAAGGAGTTATTAGCCTAGGTTTAGCCTTACATAATGTCGAACGTGCAACAAATAAGCAGAAAAAAGCTCTAAATGACCTTACAACTGCTGAGACAGCTTATCAATCTGAAGCAAAGAAGACAGTTAAAATCTTAAATGAGATAGCTAGATTACAAACAACTGCTTCAGAAAAAGCTCCTACCTACCATTTTGAGCCTAATGCAGATAAATCGATAGAACTAAGTCCAACAAAAGAACTTACTCCGAAAGAAGCTAAGATCCAAACCGCTTTACAAGCTATATATCGTAAACGAGCTGAAGAAACTAAACGTTATAACGAAGAACAAAAAGCACTAGAAAAACAAAGACTAGCAGATTTTAATCTCGTAGAGACTAAGTTAAAAGAAGCTTCCGCACGTCGACTTAAAATCGAGCAAGATCGTGAAAAAGCTATACAAGCTAATTTACAAGCCTCTATTGCGAAACAACGTGAAATCAATGCAGCTCATGTAGCTCAAACTGTAAGATCTTTGACTTCAGCTAATGAACCTAGCAGAGCAGCAGAATTAGCTAGTTTGCGTTCGTCCATTCAGGCTAAATATGCTCGTTCAGCGGCAGAAGAACAAGTACAAGAAGATTTACATAAAAAAGCTATAGCTGCCAATCTCGCTGCTTATAAGCAACAAACGGCTGATTCTCTTAAAGAATTAGATAACAAAGTTAAGCTTGAAACTTCCATTAGAAAATTTGGTGCAGATAGTCAACAAACTATTGCTCTAAAAGTAGCTATGGAAGAACAACGTATTAAGAAAGAACTTGCAACTACTCTAGCTAGAATTGAAAGAGAAATTACTTCTGGCAGTATTACCAGTTCCGAAGCACGTGGCAAAGTAAAAACTGCCACTAATTCGGCTACAGCAGCTCTTATTAATAACTCTAAAGCCCTAGAAGATAATAATAAATCTCTTGAGCGTAATAGACAACATCATCAAAGTTTAGCGGTACACCTTAGCGGGGTCACGTCACACATTGGTAAACATATTGGTATCTACAGGCTTCTCAATGCAGCTATTAACTTAACAGAACAAGCTTTACTCTCTGTTCCACGCACACTTATTCAATTACAAAGTTCTACTGCTTCACTTTCAGCTACTTTTCAAAGTGCCGCTGGAGCAGCTAGAGAGTTAGCATTTATCAATGAGGAAGCACAACGTACAGGTATAGCTGTAAATCAGTTAAGGAAGTCTTATGCTGATTTTGCTGCCTCTATGTTAATGGCTGGTGAGTCTGCTGAGACTTTACGTAGAGTATTTGCTGGTGTGAACACAATTGCTACTACTTTACACATGACAACTGATGCGGTGGAAAGTACATTTCTTGCTTTATCCCAAGCGTTCAATAAAGGTAAAATACAAGCTGAAGAGATGGTTAAACAGCTTGCACAGAGATTACCGGGTATCTACAACCAAGCCGCAACTGCTTTAGGTATGACAACTAAAGAACTCGGCGAGCAAATGAAAAAAGGGCTTGTTGAAGCACATGGTAATATTGATAAAATCATACAACTACTTGCAACTGTTTATGGTGGTGACGCTTTTAAAAAAGCATCTACTGGTTTAAATGCTGAACTTGGTAGACTTTCTACTGCTTGGACACATTTTACTGAAACAATAGGTGTAGCGGCAGAAACTCCTATGAAGACCTTTGTTAAAAACGCCGCGTCTGTTTTAGAATACCTGACTAAAATGACATCTGATGCTGGTGCAACAGCAAAAGCTCTTAATGCTGTTGCTGCTGCACTAGCCGCAATAACAACAGCAACAGTTCTATCTGGTCTTGCTAGTCTTAGTGGAGCTGTAGTCAAAGTTGCAGGCGTACTCAAGACGTTATTTGAGTTAGTCAGAGGACATCCTCTGATAGCTCTAGGCTCTATTACAGCTGGTATTGCTACAGACGTTTATCTTGATAACAAAGACCTAGAGGAACAGCAAAAGAAACTTAATATAATTATACAGAAACAACAAGAACTGAAGGATATACAGAATAAGGGTTTACTTGCGAAAGCTAAAAAACCATCCGTTGATGAGAATCAGGAAGTTAAAGATATAAAAAAGCTAATAGACGCGTATGATAAAGAAACTGCTCGTCTCACACAACAAACCGGTATGTTCTTCAGACCTATTGGTCTAGCCAAAAAAGACTACGAGAAGAGACTGAAGGACAGGAAGCTGCTTGTAGATATGCTAGAACATACTATAAAGGAAGCCAAAAACGAACCAACCGAAAAGTTTAAAACATCCATTGACATTGGCATTGATAAAGGAGCTGCTAAAGGAGCTGCTAAAGAAGCCGCAAAACTTGCGAAAGAAACTTATAGAGCTGCCTTTGAGGAGATTAAGGCATCTTATAATGAAACTTTTGGGGATATAGCTGATGCTTCAGCGAGGGTCGATAGTTTATATGAAC